TGTTCTAAACGAGCCGTACCGTTATACACGGTGAAATGCTCACTGGGGTTTACAGTACCCACACCTACATTTGACGTGTGTATGATGTGAATGCCATCTCCTTCGGTACCATTGTTCACAGCACCTATCACCGTACCATGTACGGAATGGGTGGAATCACTGAAACCTCTCACGTATCCACCGTAATTATCATTTGTGTGAAGAATGAGACCAACCTTAGAATTTGTACCGGGATTTTGGAGTTTGAGGACATCTGTGTCGCCCGTCGCATCCGAGTAAATGTGGACGTTCGCTTCAGGTGAATCTGTGCCGAAACCGATGAGACCTTCATGGGTAAATCGAGCGTACTCCGTGCTGGTACCTTGTACCTTTTGTCTGAATAATAAGGGAGCATCTCCTAGAGATTCTACGATGTTTTGGGTAACGACACCAGTCGCCGTAAAAATATCTAAAGCACCGAACTTAATCGCCTGGTTATCGGCGAACTCAAGACCACCGCCGACGTAGAATCGAGTTCCACTACTTACGTCTAATTCACCTTGGTTATCGAGAGGTAAAGCTCCTATGACGACTACACCCGAAGGAGTTATAGTCATCGCACGCGACACCACCGCGGCATCCCCATCTAAAGCGGACTGGATCTGGTTCGTAGTCAGGGATGGTAAGTTCGTGTTATACGTTTGGAAAAGGTGTTCGGCGGCGATAGAACGAATCCTATCGGGGGCGGCGGTACCAGTTCGATCATTACCCTTGAATATGACGAGTTCTGTTTTACCACCTACGGCATCATAATACTGTTCTTGGATAAAGGTGTTACCAAACTCATCGGAAGTTAAACCACCAAACGAAAGTTTGTTACCGATGATAACATTACCACTGACTTCCAGTTTAGCACGGGGAGCGTCTGTACTTATACCCATATTACGTGTACTCCCATCTATGTACATTCCAACATTTGTCGAATCAGATACTTCATTAATGTTACGAGTAATTCTAAAATCTCTCGTTCCGGTGATACCAACAGACCATCCACGAGGGTTTGAATCATTCGTCGTTTGAATGTACGATGTGAACGCGTTTCCTTGTGTCGCGTCCGTTTGGGCGGCCATGATCGCGTCACCTGCACCACCCGCACCGTGGTGGTTGTGAATCATGAGACTATTTTCACGCGCGTTTCCTATCCCACTGCTCACAACTTCTAAAAATGCTTCCGGAACGGTCGAGCCTATACCGACACGTCCATCACTTCGAAGTGTGAGAATATCTGTCTCATCACTGTAATCTTCATCCGCGAGGTAAATATCCAGTTGTGTTTTGGATTTGTTGTTCGTGAGGTCGTGTTTACCCAACTTGAATGTCGCTCGAACGGCTTCATAGTTGTTTAAGACACCTTCACGTGTTAATTCAAGGATTGGTTCTTGGGATACAGTATCCTCGGTCTCGACTGTGTTGCTTATGACCATCGGTGTATTCAAGTGATTATATGCGACACGGTTTGCGGGTTCATTGTTTATGAATACCGTACCACCTGACGTATGTAAGAGACCCTTAGGTGTAATAGTGCCTATACCCACATTGCTTGTTTCGAGAATGGTCATCTTCGGGGTTCCCATCGTATCGGTGGTACTCGCGTAAAAGTTGAGACCCTTACCGGTTCCTACACGGTTTTCGATTCTCGTTTGATTACCATTGACATCTGTGAAAGCTTTCAGGTAGGTTGTATCGCTTCCTAGTATAGCCGCATTACTATCATTTAACTTGAGGTTACCACCAAGAGTTAAAAGTTCACTCGGATTAGTGTTGGATAAACCAACATTACCACCAGATACGACTCGTAAACGTTCGGTATTCTTTGTCTTTATGATTACGGACTGATGACTGGGTGATGTTTTAGCACCATTAATTTCGAGAGCACTAATATTCGAGGTCAATGGACCCGCGCGGATACTCACTGTGTTCGAAGTAGAATCTTCACCAGTAATATCACCGTGAATGATAACATTCGCGGCTGAAGAAATACCGGATTCACCCTCTACTTCGATGAAATCTTGTACACGAATAGACTCCGTGATGAGACGACCCGTTGCCGTGTTACCGATCACGGTAACGGCATTCGCGTCTGTGGTACTGAAGAATATCTTGTCACCGATAGATAACGTATGTGCCGGATTCGTATTCGCGATACCTGATGAATTGACACCCGTCGTTTGAATACCATCGGCCTCGATCTTTGACGAAACAACCATAGGTATAGCCGCATCCGCGTCGAGTGTGATGAGGCTACCGACTGTGAGACCGTCGTCACCGATTCGTAAACCTTCGAAGAAGCCGTATCCGTTTGCATGAAGAACATTGGCCGAAGATGATGCCACATCATTTATGTACACGTTAGATCCCACAGAAAGGGAAAACGCCGGTGAGGTATTTGCGATACCCACGTTGTTTTGTGTGTAAATGTCACCGAACACGTGAAGGTTCACTGTGTTTGCACTGTCCATAGTGAAAGTGGCATCTTCGGGAGTACCGTAGGTTCTTGATAATTTAAAGGTATCATCGACGTGTGTATAGCCCAAGAATACATTGGAGGTATCCGGGGCACCATCCCTCATGAGCACGGCCATGTCGTAGGTCCCATTGTTACCGTCACCCATCAAGATGACGGCATTAGACACGACAAGATTGTTTACACTCGTATACGACGGAATTTCTGTTATCGACAAGTTACCACTCACATCGATATTACCAAACACTTGTAAGAAACCATCTCGAATGACGACGTTACCGTTTTCAAAAACGGCTACGTTAGCTCCCGTGTCTTGAACAATATCCGTTCCGACGTGAAGATGTTTATTCACCGTGACATTCGTAGATACAGTATTCCCAGTGACCGTGATCACGTTAGAGTTGTCGGCATCAACGACGAACGAATCGTTGGTCGTTTTGAATGTATCTGTCGCTAACACATTCGTACTGACAACATTACCACGTACAGTCACAAGATTTTGAACAGTTCTGTTTACGATTAAATCATTCGTACCAATTTGAAGATCGTTGATGGGGTTATCCGTGCCTATACCGACCTGTGTGGCCGTGAGACGATTTACATTTGTAGTACCCGCAAACTGAGTTGTATCTGAAATAGATGTCAGTTCACCCGTAATCTTCAAATTCGCCACAACAATTTCGTCCGCTGTAATTTCACCAGCGTCGATACTCGCAAGACCCGTCAAGACATCGGTCTCTCTGGGTGTTGCATCTAGACTGGTTACAAAAATTTGACCAGCTCTCACAAGCTTACCCATTTATACTTTAGTTGCCGAATAAAATTCCGGCTAATCCGTCCTTCAGTCGTAGCACATTGTAATTAACGGCGTATACGAAAATACTCTGATTCGACGGTCGTAGCTCCCCCTTTTCCACACCCCTGAGGATGAGTTTCGCATCATCTAGACGGCTAAAGTTACAAGAACCGGAGGGGTTGTAATCGGAAGCGTTTAAGCAGAAATGATACACGAAGTAGCGAGTGTACACACCCGTGTGACTATCAACATCAAATTCCGTTTGTCCAAAGTTCGACTTGTAATAATTTTGTACTGTGTGAAAATACGTCGGGGTCATATTTTCGAGGAAAGAAACACCGTTAATCATGATGTCAGCATTCTTAAAAGAGAAACGGTCACCGGCGAAATTAGAATTCGACGTTCCGTATCCAAAAAAGAGAGACTTGACGGGATGGTTGAACGCCGAAATATCGAGTTTGTTGTATCCACCAGACTCAGTAGTGTTATCCGCGACGCTCTCGAGAGGAAACTCTATGCGTTGTGTCTGTGTGACGACAAAATCGAGTGTGCGGTTCAACAATGATTCTCGTTCTTCTTTATCCAGGTACACGTAGTTGCCATAAAAATCGGCGGTTCTTTCAATTTCCGACGAATTCGCTATGGCTGTTTGGTCGAATGTGATTTTAATCTCGACTTGATGGTGTTGCATGGCGATGAGAGGTAGGAACGCTTTATGGTCACAAAAGAAAAAGTGAAGAGGCATGAATGTCTGGTTAGATGTAGACGCTTTGTTATTGAGTTCCTGAGACTTGTTGTACGTATCGGCGAGATAGTTGGGCCATATCTCTGCGTAATAATCGTAATGCTGAGAATCAACTTTCTGTCCACCGATGTACAAATCTAAGGTTGAATTATGGAACAAATTAGAGGCTATGTTCGCGTTACTCGTGTTCGTAGATTCGAACCACAAACCGTTGATGACATCACCCAAAACCGGAATGGTAATAGACGTATCGTTCGTGTCGATAGTCTTGATGAACTTCGGGGCTTGGGAAAAGTTTGTGTGCCTCGTGAATTTCATGCGAAAGAAAGAATGTCCCTCGTCACTCGTGAGGTACACATCTTGTATCCCCTTTGATACCAACTGTATTAATGCACCAGACATTTAATAGTTGTTTAGATTATAAAAACAGACACTTTCCCTGAGGGAAGTCACTCTTCTGTTCCTCCACCACCTTACCATGAATCTTGAATCCACCGTTTCTGTAGACTTTCATACGCTTGTAAAACATGGCTGTGAAAATAGACCACGGGTCGTGTACATCATAGATGTGTGGATTATTCTGTTTCCCTTTTGTTTCTCGCATGATACGACCGATACTCTGGGTGATGTCCGACTTTGGCGACGCCAAGATGACTGTGTCGAGTGTGGGTATGTCGAGACCTTCATGCGCTTGTGAGAACGTCGCAAAGATGATTTTCTTTTTAGACGACGCTTGAAGTTCAGCCTCTTTCATGCCACCCATGTACAGTCCCGAGGTTTTGGGAAAACACTGGTGAAGGAATTCACAATGTTGTCTGCGATCACTCAACACGAGTAACTGCCTGGTACCACTCGACGCCTTCTTCACGAGTTCCACGAGCATCTTA